AAAAAATATTAACAATGCTATTATAACATAGCGGAAAGGAAATGTCAAGTATGAAAAAGTATGAATTAACGAAAGAGACAAAAGTAATAGGCGGTAAAACGCTTTTCAGAATAAGAGCGTTAAGATCATTCGGGGATATTAAAGCCGGAGATTTAGGAGGATTTATTGAAAACGAACGTAATTTAAGCCATGAAGGAAACGCTTGGGTTAGCGGTGACGCTCGGGTCGACGGTGACGCTCGGGTCGACGGTGACGCTTGGGTTGGCGGTGACGCTATGGTTTGCGGTAACGCTTGGGTTAGCGGTGACGCTCGGGTTGACGGTAACGCTCGGGTTGGCGGTAACGCTCGGGTTGACGGTAACGCTCGGGTTGGCGGTGACGCTCGGGTTAACGGTGACGCTATGGTTGGCGGTAACGCTCAGGTTGAAGGAAACGCTTGGGTTAGCGGTGACGCTCGGGTTGAAGATAACGCTCGGGTCGACGGTGACGCTTGGGTTGACGGTAACGCTCGGGTTAGCGGTGACGCTCGGGTTGAAGATAACGCTCGGGTCGACGGTGACGCTCGGGTCGACGGTGACGCTTGGGTCGACGGTGACGCTTGGGTTGACGGTAACGCTCAGGTTAGCGGTGATGGGCTGATTAACAGTAATAATGATTATCTTTGTGAAAAGGGACTCGGATCTCATAATAGATCAGCCAGTTTCTTTAAATGCAAAGACGGACATATACACGTCTTATGCGGGTGTTTTGACGGAAATCTCGACGAGTTCGAAAATAAGGTAAAGAAAGAACACGGTAACAGTAAATACGCCAAAGAATATTTAGGCTTTATTGAAGTTGTAAAGACACATTTTGAAGTGCGCCAATGATTGAACGATCGTGAGTAACTAAGGAGGAAATGTCAAGTATGAAAGAAAAAATTATATATAAAAGTATAATCAAAGACGTTATCATAGCGTCAGGCGGGGAAATAACAGACGAATGCTTTAATAAACTTAAACTTCTTTTTTCTAAATACAATCTGGCTCTTTCTATGGAGGAAATGACGGAGGAAGATTACAATGAATCTGTATAAAATAAAGGAGTTATCATGATTATTGCTGATCCAAAAAACCGAGAGGAGTGGCTGAACGCAAGAAAAAAAGGTATCGGCGGGAGCGACGCCGCATGTATCATAGGCTTAAACAAATACAAAAGTAATGTGCGCCTGTGGGACGAAAAAGCCGGTTTGCAGAAACCGGAGGACGTATCAGAAAAGCCGGCCGTCATATACGGCAAGGAAGCGGAAGCCGCGGTAAGACGCCTTTTCATTCTTGACCACCCTGAATATGACGTAAAATATCATGAATATCGGATGTATGCCGATAAGGACCATCCGTATATATTTGCTACTCTGGACGGAGAACTTACCGATACGCGAACTGGCAGACAAGGCGTTCTTGAAATCAAAACCGCTACTATTCAAAATCCGATACAGTGGAAGGATTGGAGCGATGAATCAATGCCTGAAAGCTACTACATACAGGTGCTTCACCAACTTATAGCAACCGGCTGGAACTTTTCCATTCTTCGCGCATATATAAGATATTTCAAAAATGATTCGCTGCGCGCAGTCGTAAAGGAATACAGCGTCGACCGGAAGGACGTTATGGACGATATCGAATATCTGATTGAAAAAGAATCACAGTTTTGGGAATCTCTTCAGTCGGGAAAAAGGCCGGCGCAAATTCTGCCGGATATTTAAGGAGGATATATGGATTTTTTAGTTAAAACTGATCTTGGCGCATTTCCTCAGAGCATAGATTTCAATTTTGAGGAAATAAAATCAGAGCTTGAAGAAAAACTTATAAAATACAAAAATCTCGTTGTGACTGAAGACGGAATAAAAGCCGCAAAGGCCGATAAGGCAAAGCTTAATAAGCTGGCGGCGGCAATTGAGGACAAACGCAAGGAAATCAAGTCGGTATGCCTTGCTCCATACAATAACTTTGAAGCGCAATGCAAGGAATTAGTATCTCTTATCAAGGCTCCCGTTATTGCAATTGACACTCAGATCAAGGAGTTCGAGGAGATAAAAAAGCAGGAAAAATACAACGAACTGAAAACGTATTTTAATGAGAATGTAAAAGAACTTGCAGAGATCGTTTTATTTGATAAAATATTAAACCCCAAATGGGCAAACGTTACAATAAAAACGGATACGTTGAAAAATGAGATCGGAGATACCATCGACCGGATCCGCGAGGAATTGGCAACTATAAACGACCAATATTCAGACGTGCCTTATAAATCGGCTATTTTGTCAGAGTATTGCAAAAATTACGATTTAAGTAAAACGCTTGTATATGCTGCACAATTAAAAAAAGAAACGGAAATCCAAGCGAAGGCGTTAAATACAGAAAAATCTAAACCGGTACAGCCGACAGTGATATCAGATACACAGCAAGTTATTCCGGGAATGGAAAAAGATATAGCGGCCGATTCGGTCGGAACAGCTTCGTTTCGGGTTGTTTGTACTCGCAGTCAGATAATAAGTTTAATGAACTTTATGAGAAATAACGGTATAAAATTTGAAACAATCAAGAAAGAGAAAGAGGTTAAAGAAAATGGCAGTAAATAATTCATTGGTTAAATCTAAATCAGATTCAAATCCGCTTGAAATTACTTTTAAAGCAGGAAACGCTGATGTCAAGCTAAGTCCGAACACCGTAAAAAAATATCTTGTTTCAGGCGACGCGGATAAAGTTACAACACAAGAGATTGTAATGTTTATCAACCTTTGCAAATATCAGGGCTTGAATCCATTTTTACGAGAAGCTTACCTGATTAAGTACGGCAATCAACCGGCTACAATAGTAACCGGAAAAGCAGCCTTTGAAAAGCGCGCGGCAAGATGCGATAAGTACAAAGGCTTTGACGCGGGAGTTGTGGTATATAGCCCTGATATCGGCATTGAAAACAGAACTGGAACAATTGTGCTGCCTGATGAACAATTATTAGGAGGTTGGGCTGAGGTTTATGTTGACGGATATGATAAGCCTGTAAAAGCTTCCGTATCACTTGACGAATACATAGGCAAAAAAAAGGACGGTACTATCAACGCGCAGTGGGCGTCAAAACCGGCTACTATGATACGCAAGGTTGCAAAAATGCAGGCGTTAAGAGAGGCTTTCCCGGACAATTTTGAAGGAATGTACGGAGCGGAAGAAATGAATATTGAAGAACCGATCGGCAACGCGCCCATTGACGCGGAATTATATGAATCGCCTGTTCAGGAGCCTGCTTTGGAAAATGAAATAGACGACTTTACAAGCTTAATGGAGGATCAAAATGCTTAACAAAGTAATAATAATGGGTCGGCTTACAGCCGATCCTGAATTAAAGCAAACCCCGTCGGGAATAGCGACGTGCAGGTTTTCGGTGGCGGTAAACAGGAATTATACTTCTAAGGAAACCGGTGAAAGGCAGACTGATTTTATTAATGTCGTGGCATGGCGCAATACGGCTGAATTTATCAACAGATATTTTTCTAAGGGTAAAATGATAATTGTTGAAGGAAGTTTGAGAAACAACAATTATACCGATAAGAACGGCGTTAAGCATTACTCTATGGACGTTCAGGCGTATAATGTTAACTTCGGCGAAAGTAAATCCTCCGGTGACGGCGGGAATGCTTCCGCAGCGGGTTATGCCTTCGCCGATCCGCCTAAATCGGCGGTAAGTACGGCTAATCAGGAATCGGCGGCAATAGGCGGTTTAGAGGACTTCGAGGAAATTTTAAGCGACGGAGAAGTTCCGTTTTAGCTTTGTGCTTTATCTTGAAATGAGGTGATAAGTTGGCGTTCAACAAAGAGGGGATTGATTATTATTCTCACTTTATCGGAATGACAAATGATGAAAAATTATCGGATTTACGTATGGAATATGGCTCCGTAGCGATTGATGTATGGCTTACTCTTCTTGACCTAATTTATGGAGGCAAAGGCTATTATATTGATTATGGAGATGAGAAAACTAAAAATCGCGTAGTATGGAAGATACTTGGAATTATAAGAGGAAAGTATCCTCCTACTCCGGAAACCGTAATGGCAATAATCGAGGGTTTAGTGGCGTGTGAACTATTTAGCGGCGACCTATTTAAATCCGGAATATTATCGTCTAAGCGTATTCAGGAGCAATTTTATCAAGCTACTGTAGAGCGAAAAGCGGTTGATATAAATCTTGATTACTGGCTTTTAGATTTTGAAAAAATGAAAAAGCTGTCTTCAAGGAATTCTATTTTGCAATTATTTGAAAATCAACCGATTTTAAGCCAAAATCAGCCGATAGTTGAAGTTAATCAGCCGATAATAAAACAAAGTAAAGTAAAGGAAAGTAAAGTAAAGAAGAGTAAAGTAAAGGAAAGTAAAGAAGACGGCGTACCGCCTACACCTGACGCTCCCCAGGATAACTGTATGTTAATATTTGAATTATATAATCGGATATGCAGGTCGTATCCCAGAATAACCCAATATTCAGAAGCCAGAAAGAAAGCTGTTAAAGCAAGCCTGAAAAAATATAATCTAAAAGATTTTGAAAGACTGTTTAAAAAAGCAGAATCCAGTGATTTCTTAAAAGGAAAAATTAAATGCGATTGGCGGGCTACTTTCGACTGGCTTATAAAGGATACCAATATGGCAAAGGTTCTGGACGGCAATTATGATAATCGTTCTGAAAATCTGCCTGAACAGGAGCACAGCTATAATTTGGAGGATTTAAAAGCCTTTGTAAATGATTTCGGCGGCGAATATGAATAGTTATATTTACGGAAGATTTCAATGGGTGGCATGTCATGAATGCGAGCTTGGCGGAAATTCACTGGCCTTATGTGAAATAGGCTTAAAAGTGACTACTGAAAAAAGCAATTATTTCAAGCGCGGCTGTTGGAACGGCGTGCTTATGGAGAAATACAGGAATGAAATACACGATAAACGAGATACCTCCGAGCAATAACAAATTTATCGGAAGGACAAATAAATGGGAGTATCAGGAAAAGAAAAAGTACTGGGCGAAGCTTATATTGCTGAAATGCAGGCCTAAACCGGAAAAACCGCTTGAAAAGGCCGTTGTTACCCTTACATATTTTTTTGGAAATAAAATACGGCGGGATCCCGACAACTACAGCGGGAAGTTTATACTGGACGGACTTGTAAAGGCGGGTATTATTGCCGACGACAGCTTCAGCAACATTGACCTGAGACTGTGCGGCAAGGTGGATAAGAAAAATCCAAGAACGGAGATTGAAATAACGAACGACAGCTATTCGGCTGTTAATGAAAGTCAGGGAGGATAAAAAATTAGGAGGTAATCTATGTATAAGGCAAAAAATATTGATACTGACAAAGCGTTGCAAGCGATTGAAACTTATCGTATTCAAAATGACCATAATTATGACCGTGATTTCTATGCGCTCAAAAAATATTACGACGGTCTTAAAGCGGGTTTGGATTTTGCTGAAAACTTGTTTAAATGCGCTAATTATGAAAAGGAAAAGGTTGGAACGGAGGTAACCGATGAGGGAGATATTATTTAGCAACCCCGAACTGTTGGAAGGAGAAGAAA